TAAATCAGCTGGACGTTGGACAAGCAACCAAGACGGCGAGTTCTTTGCAGCTGGTGTAGGTGGTGCTATCACTGGTCGTGGTGCAGATTTACTAATTATTGATGATCCACACTCAGAACAAGATGCTTTGTCACCAAAAGCCTTAGAATCTGCTTATGAGTGGTACACATCTGGACCTAGACAGCGTTTACAGCCTGGTGGAATCATCGTGATAGTAATGACTAGATGGAGCACAAAAGATTTGGTTGGTAAAGTTTTAAACAAACAAGGTGATGAAAATGCAGATCAATGGGAAGTCGTGGAGTTTCCTGCGATTATGCCAGATAGTGAAAAACCTTTATGGCCAGAGTTTTGGAAAAAAGATGAATTGTTAGGTGTAAAAGCATCTTTGCCTATATCAAAATGGAATAGTCAATGGATGCAAAATCCTACAGCAGAAGAGGGATCTATTGTAAAACGAGAGTGGTGGAATCGTTGGGAGGACGAAGATGTACCAGCCTATAGCTATGTGATACAAAGCTACGATACTGCTTTTTCAAAAAAAGAAACTGCTGACTATTCTGCAATAACTACCTGGGCAATTTTTAATCGTGGCGATGAAAATAACGACGAAATAATATTGTTAGATGCAAAAAGAGTTAGATGCGACTTTCCAGAACTAAAAAAACTTGCATTAGAAGAGTATAGATATTGGGAACCAGATTGTGTGTTGATAGAGGCCAAAGCCTCTGGTACACCCTTAACACATGAGCTCAGACGCATGGGTATACCAGTTACATCATATTCACCTAGTAGAGGACAAGACAAAGTGGCGCGTATGAACAGTGTCGCACCTATATTTGAATCTGGCATGGTATGGGCACCAGAAGATGATTTTGCAGAAGAAGTTATTGAAGAAATGGCATCGTTTCCATTCGGCGATTATGACGACTACTGCGATAGTGCTACAATGGCTTTGATGAGGTTTAGACAAGGTGGTTTTATATCTCTTTACGAAGATTATCAAGATGAGGTTAAGTTATTAAAAAAGAACAGGACAGTATATTATTGAAAACTTTTGCAACTAGATTTGTATGGGATGGCACTGAATACATAGGCCCACTGATTCACGCACCAAATTTAGAGCACGCAAAAATAATAGCAGAATACCACGGCCTTTTGCTTGATGGTGAATTAGAGGCTATTATAGGTACTGACACAGATATTATAGAAGATCCACGCAATAGGGTAATACATTAATTATGGCAATAGAAAAATTAGGAACAGAAAACGACCCAGATGTTAAGGTACAAGGATCTGCTGTCAACATAGTTCCAGATACTACAAGAGACGAACAAATACAAGCAGCAGCACAGGTATTGGTAGATGACGAACAAGTTTTTTTAGACGATGAAATAGTTGCGCCAGCACAACCGCAAATGAGTTTCGATGCAAACTTAGTTGATTTTATAAACCAAAACACATTAGAAAAAATATCAAACGATTTACTAGACTCAATACAAAGCGATAAAGACTCTAGATCTGAGTGGGAAAAAACTTACACTGACGGACTAAAATATTTAGGTATGAAGTTTGATGATACAAGATCACAACCTTTTGAAGGTAGCTCTGGTGTTGTACATCCAATCTTAGCTGAGGCTGTAACTCAGTTTCAAGCTCAAGCATATAAAGAAATGTTGCCAGCAAAAGGACCTGTAAAAACAGAAATCGTTGGTGCTAGAACTATACAAACCGAAGATCAAGCAGAGCGCGTTCAAGAGTTTATGAATTATTACATTATGAACGAAATGGACGAGTATGACCCAGAGTTAGATCAAATGTTGTTTTATCTGCCATTAGCTGGCTCATGTTTTAAGAAAGTGTATTTTGATTTTGTGTTAAATAGAGCTGTCGCTAAATTTATAGCACCAGAGGATTTAATCGTTCCATACGAGGCTACTGACATTAGTTCAGCTGAGAGAATTACTCACTCTATTAGCATGTCAGCTAATGAGATAAAAAAACAACAAGTAACAGGATTTTATGCCAACGTTGACATAGGTAGTGGTAGTTATACCGACGATATGGATGACATTAGTGAGGCCATTGACGACATACAAGGCATATCACCAAGTTACAAAGAAAATAGAAATAGAACCGTATATGAAGTACATACAGTGCTTGATATAGAAGGTTTTGAGGATTTAGATCAACAAGGTATGCCTACGGGACTAAAACTACCTTATATCGTTACAATAGAAGAGGACTCACAAAAAATACTGTCTATTAGAAGAAACTTTAGAGAAAACGATTTATTAAAAAATAAAATTAATTATTTTGTGCAATACAAATTCTTACCTGGCCTAGGTTTTTATGGACTTGGCTTATCACACATGATCGGCGGCCTATCAAAAGCCTCTACGTCAATATTGAGACAGTTAATTGATGCAGGTACGTTAGCTAACTTACCAGCTGGTTTTAAAGCTAGAGGCATGCGTATAAGAGACGAAGACGATCCTTTACAACCAGGTGAGTTTAGAGATATTGATACAACAGGCGGATCTTTGCGAGAAAACCTAATCCCTCTCCCAATAAAAGAACCTAGTAACGTTTTAATGCAATTATTAGGCATATTAGTAGATTCTGGTAAAAGGTTCGCCGCCATTGCAGACATGAATGTTGGTGACATGAATCAAGCTATGCCTGTTGGGACAACTGTTGCTTTACTAGAGCGTGGCACCAAAGTTATGAGTGCAATACACAAAAGATTACATTATGCCCAAAGAATTGAGTTTGGATTGCTTGCTAAAGTTTTTAGCGAGTATTTACCACCTGTTTATAATTATCAAGTTGGATCTGGGCCGCAAGAGGTTAAACAAATAGATTTTGACGATCGAGTTGACATAATACCTGTGTCTGATCCAAATATATTTTCACAAAGCCAAAGAGTTACCTTGGCTCAAGAATTGTTACAAATGGTTCAATCTAACCCAGAAATACATGGCCCTATGGGAATATATGAGGCATACAAGCGCATGTATGCTGCTTTGGGTGTAGATAATGTAGATTCATTATTACAACCACCGCCAGACATGACGCCAAAACCAGTTGATGCTGGACAAGAAAACGCTGGTTTATTACTAGGTCAACCAGCTCAAGCCTTTCCAGAACAAAATCATCAAGCACATTTAGAGGCGCATAAAAGTTTATTTCTGACACAAATAGTTAAAGAAAGTCCACAGGTACAAGCATTAATTATTAGTCACTGCATGCAACATTTACAATTTTTAGCAGCGCAAACAGCTCAAGAACAAATGCCACCAGAAATGCAACAACAAATTCAGCAAATACAAGCACAGATGCAACAAGTATCACCAGAAGAGGCGGCTGCAATACAACAACAGATTCAAGTTATTATGGAACAATTTAGCTCACAAATTATGGCACAGTTAGCCAGTGAGTTCTTACAATCTATTGGTATGGGTGGTAGTGAAGATCCATTAGTTGATATTAGAAAACGTGAGCTAGACCTTAGAGATAAAGAATTAGATATGGAATCTGACCAATTTGTAGCAAAACAATCGCAAAGAGCAGAAGAAAAAGTATTAGATAGTCAGATACAACAACAAAGAATAGATGTGCAAAAACAAATAGCAGATGATAAACTTGAGGTAGCAGTAAATAGATTAAAGCAAAATGCTGATCTAAAATTGTTAGAACTTGAAAATAAACTAAGGGGAATGACATGACAACATCCTACATAAGAGAGGCTCAAAAAAAACTCAAAGCTGAAAAAAAGTTATTGAGAGAACAAGAGGCAAAGGAACAAAAGGCTGCGTTAGAGGCAGCTGAAAAAGCACACCAAGAAAACATGGCCAGAATTGAAAAAAAGATGGCTATAATAAATGGTGACGTGGTTGAAGAAGTAAAACCTAAAAAAACTACAAAAAAAACCACAACAAAAACAACAAAAAAACCAGCGGCAAAAAAAAGAGGCAGGCCAAAAAAATCTTAATTTATGGACGAAATAGAAGTAATCGACCTAATTAAGAAAACTATATCTGAACGCGAGCAACAGATTCAAGAAACTTTGATGTCTGGAGGACTAAAAGATATTGAACATTATAAATATTTGCAAGGAGAGCTTTCTGCTTTATACTATATTGCAAATGCAATAAGTGACATGGGAAAAAATATATGACAACAGCGGCAGACAGTAACGCAGTAAACAAAAAAATAGCAGAGGCTTATGTAGATCCAAGCACATTGGTTCTAGATCCAGAAAAATTAGATAAATCATTACTTGATAGGATGCCACAACCAACAGGTTGGCGTATGTTAGTTTTACCCTATGCTGGTAAAGCAAAAACAGACGGTGGCATAGTATTAACAAAACAAACAACAGATCGTGAGGCGCTAGCAACCGTTGTAGCTTATGTGGTTAAAAAAGGACCGCTATGTTATAACGATAAATCTAGATATGGAGAAACACCCTGGTGCGAAGAAAAGCAGTGGGTTTTGATCGGACGCTACTCTGGTTCGAGATTTAAACTTGAGGACGGTGCAGAAGTAAGAATCATCAATGATGATGAGGTTATCGCCACAATACTCAATCCAGATGATATAGTTAGCTTATGACGATAGAAAACGAAAACAAAATGGAAACCGAAGTTGCTGATATAGAGGTAGAAGTTACTGAATCTGAAACACAAAACGAAGAAGTAGCAGAACCCAGCAGTGATGATGAGTTAGAAAAGTACACTAAAAGTGTATCTAAAAGAATTAACAAACTAAACGCTAGGAACCGAGCAGCAGAAGAAAAGGCTGCACAACTAGAAGAACAGTTGGCACAAAAAGATCAACAAGTGCAACAATACTACAATGCAGCTGTCACATACCAACAAAATTTATTAGAAAAAGAAGAAGAAACAGTACAAATAAAAGAGCGTGAGGCAACTGAGCTTTACAAAAAAGCACATGCCTCTGGTGATGCTGATTTAATATCTAAAGCTGATAGCTTAAAAAATGAGGTTGCTATACAAAAAGAAAAGGTGCGTATTGCTAAACAAAAACAAGATGAGGCTAATGCACAATATCAACAACCACAACAACAAACGTATCAACAACCACAACAAGAAAGCCAAGTTGTGCAACCAACACAAGAGGCTTTGGAGTGGAAACAAAATAATTCATGGTTTGGCGAAAATGCTGAGGCCACTCAGTATGCACAATACACACACATGAATTTAGTTAATGAAGGTTTTGAACCAGACTCAGACGAATATTACACTGAGTTAAACGATAGAGTTTACAAAGTTTATCCCGATTTACAATCGGATAATGCTGAAAAAATTGAGGACAGACCCGCTGTGCAAAGAGTCGCCTCAGCCTCCGTAGGAGGTCGGCAAAAAACACAAGGCAAAAAGAACGGTGTGCAATTCTCTAAATCAGAAGTTGCCAGACTCCGTGGATTAAAACCACATGGCATGTCCGAGGACGCCTGGTTAAAGTCCGTTGCTAAAGAAAAACAACGCATACAATCTAGGGAGGCAAAATGACAACAGAAGATAATAAAGATATGACACAATCCAGAAATTCCCGTGAATCCGAGAATCACGCTAATAACACTCGTAGACAACCATGGAGACCAGTAAGAAAACTTGAAACTCCTGCACCACCAGAAGGGTACGAATATCGTTGGATAAGAGAATCCATGCTGGGACAACAGGATGTCGCTAACGTAAGCAGAAGATTGAGAGAAGGTTGGGAGCTCGTAAGAGGTACTGATTTACCCTCAGAGTTTGTTTTACCTGTAGCTGATGATAATTCAAGACATGCTGGTTTAGTTTATAGTGAAGGTCTGCTATTAGCAAAAATACCGATCGAAACCAAGAATGAACGTAATACATATTACGAACAGGAAACTGCAAGAAAAAAAGAGGCGTTAGACAATACTATGTTTAATGAATCTAAAAAAGACGGCAGATATGTGAAGTATGATTCTGATAGGAGGTCTAACGTTACTTTTGGTAAAAAGTAATAATCATATAAGGAGAATATACAATGGCTAATAATAACAGCCCATTTGGATGTAAACCTGTTCGTATGATGGGCGGAGCGCCTTATTCTGGAGGTCAATCTAGATATAGGATTGCTAGTGGAGCCACAACACCAATATTCCAAGGTGACTTGGTAACTCAGCTTACAGCTGGTGTTATTGGTAGGCATACTGCTACTGGCACAGTTCCGATTGTCGGTGTGTTTAACGGTGTATCTTACACTGATCCAACCACAGGCGAACAAGTGTTTAATAATTATTATCCTGGCAGCATCGCTGCATCGGATATAATTGCAAGCATAATTGATGATCCTAATGTCGTTTTTGAAGTACAAGCAGACGCAGCTATGCCTGTTGCTGACTTGTTTGGAAACTTTGACATTGTTGATGGATCACCGGTTGGCGATACTAAGTCTGGAAGATCTAACTTAGAGCTTGATGTAACGACAGGAGCTACAACTGCTACATTACCTCTAAAAGCGTTAGATATTTCTCAGGATCCCGATAACGACGACGTAGCATCAGCAAACACCAATGTTTTATGTGTGATTCAAAACCACATCATGGGACAAAAAGGTGCTGGTTTAGCATAAGGAGTTAATACATGGCAATTTCAAGAGCACAATTAGCGAAAGAGCTTGAGCCTGGTCTAAACGCACTTTTCGGAATGTCCTATGATTCTTACGATCAAGAGTATGAAGATATCTTTGTGATCGAGGACTCAAACAGGGCGTTTGAAGAAGAGGTGCTTATCACAGGTTTTGGCGGAGCACCCGTCAAGTCAGAGGGTCAAGGCGTTGAATTTGACAATGCCTCAGAAAGTTTTAGCGCAAGATACACGCACGATACTGTTGCGTTAGCGTTTGCGCTTACAGAAGAGGCGGTTGAAGACAACCTGTACGATTCTCTTGGTAAGAGATATGTTAAAGCTTTAGCAAAATCTATGGCTAACACCAAAGAGGTTAAAGGAGCTGACGTATTGAACAACGCTTTCTCATCTAGTTTTACAGGTGGTGATGGCGTATCTCTAGTAAACACTGCTCACCCACTTGCAGGTGGAGGAACAGCTGCTAACAGAGCAACTACGATGGCAGATTTGAACGAGGCGTCTTTAGAGGATGCTTTGATCGACATATCTACTTTTACAGATGACAGAGGTTTAACTATCAGCGTTACAGCGGACAAATTAATAATTCCTCCGCAACTCGTATTCGTCGCTGACAGAATATTAAACTCTCAACAAAGATCTGGGACTGCTGATAATGATATCAACGCAATCAGAAACACAGGTGTATT